GATGCGTCAGGGTAGACGTATACCTGGCGTCCATCAGCACGGCGTTGTATTTCTTGTGCCATAGCATCGGTGTCATGTGCACCGCTGATCTCGTCGATCAGGAGAAGGTTGTTCCCAAGACGACAACCAATGACTGCTGACATGTTCCCGATATTGAAGTCAACGCCGACACGTAGAGACTCGTTGCTGACATCAGGAATATCAGTGATTACATGCTTGGCGCGATCAAAACGGTCATAAACCTGACCTGTTGTCAGATTCGTAAACTCTCCAAGCAAATACGCCTTTAACAGGCTGGGATCGTAGTTTGCTTCGAGACGTTCGATGAAGTCTTTCGGGAGGTGGGGATTATCCACCGATCGCATTTTAATCAGTTTCCGATCAGGGCGCTGTTGAGCTTCTTCTGTCCCAAACGTGTTCCACATCCAACGGAAGCCTTCAGGCGTTGATGCAGCCGCAAACTGTCGCACGTTGCCAGCACGCAAGCGACCAAGGATCTTAGGGAACGCTTTTTCTGCAATTGATGGCGTCACTGTATCGATTTCGTCGGCAAGCACCCAGGCAAGGTTCAAGCCAATGATGCGTGACCAATTCTCGAAACTGCGACACAAGATCTTTGTGTCACCGCCTGGCAAATGCAAAACGTATTCCGGCAATGGCGAAGCCCTGAAGGTGTATGGGATTTCGTATGACTCAAGAAAACTTTCGAAGTCATTCATCCAAATATCTCTGATCAAAGGACCAGTCGGTTCCATCACGCAACCCATGAAACCTTGATTCAACACTGCGAGTATCACGCTTTTTGCAGCTAACGACCTGGTCTTGCCTGCCCCATAACCTGCGGACAGGCCAATGATTTCTGTTGTCTGATCTTCTACAAAAGCAAGCTGGCCAGGGTGTAAATCATCTTTTATCTGTTGCACTAACTTTTGAACATCTAATTCTGAACTGTTTTCACCAATCTTGTGTAAAACATGACCTGACGGTATCGCTGACAATACGCCCATCAATCGTAAATCCGAGCAAGTTTAGCCGCTGTATTAATGCAACCTAAAGCAGTTTGCAGGTTCGATTGCTCCATTGCCTTTTTTTGTATAACTGAAAGTTGAGACAAAAGTACAGCGGTAAAAGCTTGACGATCAAGATTGTAATCCTCTTCCAATTCTTTACGCGCTTCTGCGATGTACTCATCTATGCGCCGTTTTGCAAGCCCCCACTCTTGAGCGCCATACTGCACTAAATCTTGACGTGTTGCCCCATTCGCAAGCATTCGCGTCACCCGTGCAAGACGGAATTGCTTTTCTACAGCGGTGCACCGAGGTCGAGCCATGTATTTACTGTAGTGAGGCGAATGAATCAAGCGCATACCAGACGTGACTATTGCGGTAGCCACCTTGGTGGGTTGGAACGATTGGCGTCACACCGTGCATGTTTCTCCACGCTGGATACACAAGCATCGAACCATCAATTTGGTCAAATGTTGCGCCGTACTCCGGGACATGCAAGTTCCCTCCAGTGCTGTTACGCCTTTTGGTGATGATAATGTTGATTGCTCCTTTGACGTTTGCGTGGTCTTGGTGAATGGGGGCTGCGCCATTGCAGTTAGTGATAGTGCTGGTGAAATTTTTGGAAAACCGCCATTTTTCTGGAACTCGTGATTGCACTTTGCTGCTGTGCAATTTGGTGATTTCAGGTGCTAGCTCTTGAACCAACTTGAAAGCGACTAAACCTGCTTTGTGCATGGCTTTTACAAAAGTCGTAGCGGTTTTGCTGGCATGAACAGAAGAACGTGAGGCGTATGCCCGTCGCATATGCGGCTTTGGTGGGACGCTGCCAAGGATGGCTGAATACTGTGAAATAATTGCGTAACGTTTTTTGCCATCTGCCGACAAAGGAAGCGGACGCTTGCGATCCATCATTGTTTTAGGCACACGATTTGAGTTGACTTCATTGTCAGCAATGTTGACAAGGTTGCGCAGATCGTCAGGCAGTTGCTTGACAAACAAGCCAACCCGAGTGCCGTCTGGATCAGCAAGGATGCAGGACTCAAGGACGTTGGGCTGCAGTGTTGGGCAGGTGTCTCCGATCTTAAGTTTGCATAACTCAGGCTGCAGAGTTAAGACTGGCAGTGATGAGGTGTTCATCGAACAATACGCTTCATGTGTTTGGCATATCCAGAAATATCGAGCTTGGCGTCTACGCGATCTTTCTTTTTGATGAGCTTGGCAAACGGTGCCCAGTCGTTGACTAAACGTTGAGCCCAAATTGCGTCACGCTTTTGTTGATAAAGGTGCTGCAAGCCACCTGCATTTGTGCCAACGCCAGGGCAGTTAAACCAAGCATGGAGGTCAACAATGACCCCATCTGAATGCTTTATGGCAAGCATGGTGAAGTCACGGTCTTCCTTGCGATCAGCTCGATACTTCCAAGTAATCTTGGGCAAGTAAAGCAACGCGCATACTTCGGGCGGACGCTTGTTGATAGCAAAGCGTTGTTTTTTAATGCTGTAGCTCCAAGCGTATTGGCAATAGTTCAGGCCGTTAACCGGGAATTTAAACTGTTCAACCGCTTTATAAAACTGCTTGAGTACGTTGTGATCGCCCTTGATGGTTTTGCCGTCTTTCGCCACACCAAAACCATTGACGTCATCGTCCATGATCCACAGCCATTTATGACCTTGGATGCGACCCCAGTCAATGATGTAATTACGAACAAAAGTGATGCCCTTGTCGTTTGCAGGAATTTGTTGGAGGTTAGGCACCCCAGCCGCTTTGTAAGCGGCCATGTCCTGCGGCTCTACAAAGTGAGTGAATGGTATGTCACCCAACAACTTGTAGGTAGTCGTAGCGGGTCTGCCTTTGGTGGGAATTGCAACGTGCACTAAACAGCCAAAGCTTCGATTAATTTAATGCCAACATATTCACCACGTTTACGAGCGGCATCGACCAAAGCCTTGGCCTCTTCATAATCTTCAGGGCGGAACTCAATTTGAATAGCTTTCATTACACCATCAGAAAGTTCAGAAGTTGGGTCATCTTCTAAATCGTCTAGTGCTGACAAGTCAATGTCTTCACCAAAAGTAGGCAGGTCATCACCCCAGCCAAGCAAGGTAAGGTCAAAGCCTGCTTCTCCTAGTGCATTTAATTCTGATTGCAGCACATCATCATCCCAAGTGCTGTTAAGGGCGAGCTGATTGTCTGCAATGACATAAGCACGTTTCTGTTCTGTAGTTAGATGCTTTAGCTCAATGGTTGGGACTGTAGTCAGGCCCATTAGCTCAGCAGCCATAAGACGGCCATGGCCTGCAATGACGTTGCTGTCAGCGTCAACCAAGATTGGATTAGTAAAACCAAACTCTTGAATCGAGCGAACTAAGCGATCTAGCTGAGACTCTGAATGTTGACGAGGGTTGTTTTCATATGGCTTCAACTCACCTGCATTGCGTTGGATTATTTTCTCAGGAGCAATTGGCACAGTCGAAAAAATGATTCAGCACCATAGTAACCACATGTGTCAACGCGGATTATTTGCTTTCAACCAGTATTCAGTCAAGCGAATAATTTTCGGCTGAACAAGATGATGGCTGCTCACTATCGATCTGAACTCTCCGACCGTGACCATAAGACTGCCATCTTCGAGGGAACGGATTTTGGCTACGGGCGTAAGCCTCTTTGAGTCGTTGCTCGTAGCAGAAAAAGGCTCGGAGTTCATTTTGTTGTTTTTGTTGCCTAAGTTGATCATCCACAGATTAGTCCTCTTTGTCTTTTGAACAAACAGTAACGGTGTAACCGCTTTCGGTAGCAATTTTCTTAAGACTTTCTAATTCGTCATTGTCGTAGGCCCAGTCTTCCCACTCGTGAGTAGAGCCGCTGTAAGCGTTCACGGTGTATTGGGGTTCAAAAGTAGCAAGCTTAAGAAGGTTGCTTGCTTCAAGCTTGTCTTGTGCCCTTTCAAACTCTTCGAAAAGATTAAGCATTGCGTGGTGATTGTCCATGGGTCAGATAGCTGGCAACGAAGGAAGAGAGCGTTGATGGTTGATAGCAAGATCTCTGATGTAATCGCAAAAATGGTTATCGAGATCTTCGTAAGTATCGGCTTCTTCTGTTGTCATCAAGTCTTGTAAGGCGGCTCTTATTTGCAAAGCGCGATCAAGACGTTGTTGTGTGTTCATGATTGAAAAATGTGCGTGAGTGAATTTCCCACACACATATTATGGCATGCCAGAAACAAAGGGGCAACGGCTCAGTCCCAAGTGTTGTGATACTGAGGCTTGCCGTCCCAGATGCGGAAATACTTGATGCTGTCAGAAATACCTTCAACGCCATCCCAGTGCTGAATGCGCTTGCGAAAGATGTTCCCATCTTGAGCCTGCACAGACGTGTCTGGAATTGCTTTGCCTTCGCCCTGCCCGTCATCGCCAGTAACGATGCGACCGATAGGGCGAAGCCAAACGCTGGCTTTGGTCATTCGAGCAACAACGTAGTACTCAACGATCGTCATGTCGTAGCCGAAACTAGAACAGATGATTTGATCAAGTTCGAACTTATTGGTCTGAAGAGTTAACTGATCTGCTGTAACAGTCATGGAAGAGAAAAACGGTGCAGTTGTCTGCTGAATGAATCATGGCATGCCAGAAAAGAAATCGCAAGCTAATCGAACAATGGATGTAGATGCAATTTAATTTCGTCGCCGACCCAAGTCATGGCACTAGACGGAATTTCCACCTCTGGAACTTGAGCTGTGTACCAACGATGATTACAGCTAATGCAATGCCGCCGACGAACTGTTTCATAAGGGCCTTCAACAGTCCTTTTCGTAGTCACAACATGCACACGGAAAGATCCGCATTTAGGGCATTTCATCATGCTTTTTTGTTGATAGCAGATAAAGCACAAATCACTGTGCAGACAATCGGCTCAAGTTGATGCCGTGGAATGAAATGGTATCGGCGAGTGATTGCATCGATAGCCTTATCAATGGCGTCACGTCCTTGTGAAAGGTGAACTGGTTTGTATGGAGGAATTGGTGCTTCACGGCCCTCAGTGGTCAAGATCCTTGCCCTAAGCAGTTCTTGGCGGGTAATCCCACGCTGAATAGCTTCTAGGTTCAAGCTTTCACGTTCTTCCTCAGTGAGTCTTATATCAACTCGTACCGGGAACTGTCGGTTGCAATCAGGCATCAGAAATCGTAAGAGTCAGTTGGGTTTGTTTTTTCAGCTGAGAACGGAGACCCAGCACAAGGCCGTATGTCCTGTTCCCAGCGCAAGTTTGAAATCCTCAGCATTGGGTTCCCAAGCTGAGCAACCTTCACCGCATGAAGGCTGGAAGCATCAACAACAACCCAGCCATTCGACCAGTTGCCTTTGATGCACCTTTCAACAGGCGTCCCTGGAGCAGGGGTATTTAACCTCCCTCCGCCAGAAACGCGTTCTAATGGTATTAAAGGGGTTTTACCTATTTCTTCGTGTACGCGCGTGGAAGATAAAGACGTTTGAGGCGTTAAACCCCCACTTTCAGTGGGGCCTATTACAGGCACATACATGATCGATGGGCGACCACCTTCTAGCGATGGTTCTGACTGACCTGATTCACAGATCAATCCTTTTTTCTGCAAAGCACGAAGACAACGATTGACCTTGTTTCGATCGATCGACAGGACCGCCGATAGCTCGTTAGACGTCACTGGAAAGCTCCCAGCAACCCAACGCTCCAGGATGTGGTCATACGCATCCGCTTGCCGACCTTGAAGCCCGTCAGAAACCTCCTGCATGGCCTCAGCATGTAAAACGCTTTCACCATCGCCGTGATGCACCCAACCATCGTCTTTCAATTCGATCAGCAAGGTTGTACCTTTTGCGCGACCTTGTGTTTTCAATACAACCCGTTGGTCAGTTTGTGTTTGCCCTTCAAGAGGTTGCTTAAACCAATTCATAAGGATCGTCAAACTTGCTGCTGCAGGCAATGCATTACTGCCCCTACTTGCATTAGTCGCATTGCCTCCAGAAACTGATTTGTTCGTGTGATGAATCATCGCCAGAGTGGTCTTATGCGGTGCCAAAGCTTGCGCAAGCTTCCTCGCAGGGCCATCGAAACTTGAGGCTGCTTCTTCTAATCCGAGCGGCGAGCAACAAGCGTGATAACTATCGAGCAAAAACAATGAATTGGGGTTTGCGGCAGCGATGGCTTCAAGGTGTTCAATACCTTCATCAGTCAAATGAAGTGGTGACGCTGTGTGCCACAACATTTCGACAGGGCCTCCGAGGTTGCCATCAGACGTGACAAGCCCTTCACGCTTGAATAAATTGTGCCAATCGTTTTCAGGTTGGTCAGTGCCGATGATGAAAACTTTCGGACATGCCCCGTGCAAGGTCTGCCCTAAATACTTTTTTTCGCCATGCCACCAAGCACTGATCATTCCAACCATCAGCGCACTTTTACCAACCTTCGGTGGCGCAACTAGCAGATTAAACGTGCCTGACATCAGCACACCCTCCCAAGCCCACGGCGTGGGAGTTGTATCCATTTTCTGGCCGTGGAGCCTAGGGCTACACACACCATTCACTTTGCCTTCAGCTTTGACTAAAAGCGTGTTCGCTGTTTTTTCGTTTATTGGACACTGGATTTCCTCGGCAAAAAGGCGTAGTAATTGGCTACGGCGTAAAGGATCAGTTTCTTCATTTAGCACTACGCCAGCGTGCTGGTCTATCTGGTCTAAAAGTGCTCTGTGATCGTTGAGAGTCTCCTGAAGAAAGGTGTTCTTGGAGTCGTTTGGTGTATCCGCCATCTTTGGCACGGCTAGGGGAGTAAAAAATGTTGTCTGAATAAACGTTCAGATCGTGTAGTTGCCTAAAAGCTGTAAGTTCTGCACTGCTTTTTTCGAGATGCTCATCCCACCAAATAGCAAGAGCCGCATCAGACCTTTGACGTTGCATCTTTGTGTAGTGACACTCTGACGCAAGTTGTTCATCAAAAAATGTGGGCAGACTGTAAGGCACCCATTGCAAAAGCTCATAGGCAGCCATTTCTTTCTGGAGATCAGTCACGTGCTAACGGTTCAGGCTCTGTTGCAATCGCTCTTTGAAGCAGCAAGTTGACCCAACCTGTGCGGCTCACTCCGATAGGTTTTTTACGGGTGACTTCTGCCAGAACCCTTGGGTCGATCAAAACCCGAGCAACTGCTAATTCTTCTAAGCTCATCTGAGTTTTTGAGTCGGTCTGAGTTGGGTCCATTTCAGGCATAGTTTAGGCTTGCGTGAGGCCCAAGGATGCACCATATTGGGCCACGGAGCAAGGACTTAATGAAACCGATTCAATTTTTGAAGTTCTACGAGGAATGGCACAAGTACAGATTAGAAAACGAATGGCTACAAAGATCTGTAACCCAGGTCTTAGGAACAAGTCTTAGTGACGACGCCAAGGCCAATATCATGCGATATAAGGACGGACCTGACGGTTGGGCTGCTAGAGGCGAAGCTCTCCACGGCGTTGTTGAAAGTTTCTTGAACGGCCAGGAACTGGTTTACGCCGAAAGATGGACAGACTGGGTTGCTCCTCTTATCGAATGCGATCTTTTCAAAGACTGTGAAGTAATCGCGACTGAATACAGGCTGTGTGACAAACGAAAGTCTTTAGGAGGTTCATTTGATTTTTTGATCAAGCGCAGCAATGGTGAGATTGTTTTGGGCGATGTCAAAACAGTTTCCAGCCAATCTGCGGCCCGCAGAAGAAAACCTGCTAAAGAACAGCTAGGCGCGTATGCAGCAATGCTTTGCGACCATCATCCAGCATTGCCTATCGATAAATGCGTGACAGTAGTCTCAGCTCCCAACGAATGCAAAGTCATCGAACAAAGGGTAGACGACTGCTTGGAGTCATGGGTAGACAGTTGGGACAAGTATCAATTCATGCTTGAGGACTGGTAATCGCAGGGCAAGACTGGGGCAACTTACTTAAACCTGTCAATGGTGGCCCTGGCGAACTGCCTGGCAGGGTAAAAGCTATTAACGATGCAAAAAAACGAAGCGAACTTAGACACAAAATTAAAACGGCTAAAAAAAAATAAACTTGCGCTTGCTTTGCTGGCATGCCATGATTCTGTGGCCATCACTTTTGAGCCATGAATTTGGTTGACAAAAAAGTAAACGCTCGCATCATTCAGGCCCACGGAAACTATTTCATTGGTATTTACCAAGGCGAACGCATTCGCATTTTTTCGGGCCCACAGACTAATCGTGACCCAATGCTTTCTGAATTACTTCGTTGCGTGATCGACTACTCAACCGTTGATTTGCATCTCAAGGCATTAGTCACGTCTCAACGCCATGGCGACACGGTTTGCGGATGGTCAGGCCCGTCTGATTATTTTGACAAGCAAGATACTTACGATCAAGAACTAATCAGATCTTTGATTAGCCCAAGTCAAAATGTCACAGAAAATGCACTGCCACCGGTTTCGTCTCCGTATGCTCCATATGTCGAACCTGAGCTAACAGCTACGAGACAAATACCTTTTTCACAAGTAGAGCCTGAGCAGAAAGACGAAATACAGCAATATTACGAGAATGAAAATCCAGGCTTAGTTTTGACAAAAAGTCAATCACGAGTCCAAGGCAAGACAGATCGTGAGTTGATGATCATCATTCGCGTCGCAGCCATCGAAAAAGGTGTCCAGCCTTGCGATGTGATTAACGAAATACTGTGGAAAGCAGTTAGGTCTGGGTCTGTTTGGGGTTGTTAAATTGATACTGGCATGCCATAATGTATTCATAAGGCACCACCCCGCAAATGACAATCCAACAGCAAATCGATCAAATCAAAGTCCACCTTGACGAAGCACAAACTTTGTACAGCCACGCAATTGCTTCCAACGACATGGAATCTATCTCTGTTCACCGCAAAACTATCAGCAAGTGCCGCAACATGGTCGGCAAACTTGTCAAGCAAAAAATGGCTTTTTCATGATGACTACTCACTATCCAGTACCTCTCACAAAAGTTGAAATCAATCTTATTTACGAGTTAGTTCGCGATGCTGCTAACAGCTTGCCTGATCCTTGCGACCAGCCAGAACCAGGCAGTTGGGCTGACCATCTTCAAAAGCTTGAAGAAACATTTACTATTATCCGGAAATTTTAAATGACTATTGATTTCAAAGAACAAAATGTTTTTGTTGAGGCTCAGCCTGCTGTTATCGCAGCTATCAAAAATCATCGCCAACGCTGGCAAAAAATTCAAGAAGCTGACCGCAACGTGATTCAGCAAGCTCGCAAGGTAACGTCTTTGCTGTACGCCTTTCAACTTTGCATTGAAAAAATGTATTGCGGCGACGGCGACGACCTGAGCGACAAAGAAGAAGAACTTTTGAAAAAATTCACTCCTGGCGACTCAGAAACTTGGTTTTATTATTACGACACTGCCCAAGAAACTGTGCAGTCAGCCATTGTTGACCAATGCCGAAAAGTCACATTAGCTGATTTTCAATACAAAAAACTAAAAGAAGAAAACGAAACTTGCGAAGAGTTGTCTGTTGCTCGCGCTACTGCACTAGAAGAGTACAAAAAACTTCAAGAGCAAAAGCCTAAACGCGGAAGACCGCCAACTAAAAAATGAAGTTCAACTTTGCACTGATTTCATTCCTTGCTGTAATTTTCAGCCTGGCGTTTTGGTATTCTCTAACGACCACCTTGGATGACATGACGCGGCGTGACTGCTTAGCTGGTGTTGAAAAGGCTTGTTCGTCTCTTGAGCAATAGCTACACAATTCACGTCAACGGAAAGCCTGCCCCACAGGGCAGCAAAAAAGTCCAGCGCTATGTCAACGGTAGGGCAATCCTTTGCGAAAGCTCACCGAACGTCATGCCTTGGAGGGCTTTGGTTGCTGGGAAAGCTAAAAGGTTGCTTCCTGAAGGCTGGCATGCCACACTACCCATGTCTTTGTCTGTGACCTTTATCTTTCCTCGGCCAAAAGCAGATTTCAAGGCTAATGGCGACTTAAAAAACACTGCGCCGTCGTTCTGCATTAAGCGCATAGGCGACCTTGACAAGCTTCTTAGAGCTATCTGTGATGCCCTGACCGGTGTTGCATTCGATGATGACTGTCAAGTCTTCAGCATCCAAGCTGAGCGCCGATACGCCGTAGGCAACGAACAACCAAGCGCGATTATTACTGTCACTTCCATCAATGTCTGAAATAGTAAAAGCTCTTGTAGCTTTCCACAAAGCAGTTCCATCCATCACGAAAGACGCCAAAGCCCAATACGGCAAATATGCCGATCTTGGTGGTGTGCTTTCTACTGTCACCCCACCTTTAAATGACGCTGGTTTGGCAATCGTTCAAACGTTCACACCCAACGCCATACAAGGTGCTGACCCACTGTTGATAACCAAACTGCTTCATGAAAGCGGTGAAGAAATCACCAGCGAACTACCTATGATCATTGGCAAGGGGCGAAACCCTTTGCATGACTGGGGAGGCAGCTGCACCTACCAACGCAGGTACGCAATCCTAAGCATCCTTGGGCTTTGCGCTGACATGGATACTGATGGCAATTTTGAACAGCCTGAAGAAAAAAAGGTCAGCAAACCTGCTCCGCAAACAGTTGCAAAAACTGCTGCCCCAAAAGTTGAAAGCCAGCCGAACGCCGAGACTATTCCACCAGAAAAAAAGCCATTAACTGACGATGAGGCTGAAGAGTTACGAGGCTTGATCAAAGAGCTGCCTGCTGCTAATCGCACAGCTTTTCTTGATCGTTTCCGCTCGCAATACGGTTTAGCCCCCAGTGCGAAAGTTGCTTATGCAATAACTACGCACGAGCATCGTAAATTTATTCAGGATATAATGCCTGAATTTATTTAATACAATGGCACTTACCCAGGCGGAGCATGACCGCAAACGCAGAAAAAACCAGTTTCAAGTTCGCTTGGATGACCAGTTGGCTGACAACTTGCGGCACTTCATGAAGTCTCGCGAGTACAACCAAAACCAAGCACTAATCCTCATCATCAGCAAATTTTTTAAGTAATGTTCAACATCACCGCACACGGAAACCTTGGCAAAAACCCTGAACTGCGTGAAGCAGGTTCAAGCCAAGTAGCAAGCTTCAGCATCGCCGCCCGCACTGGGCAAGACGAAACAACATGGATCAATTGCAGCGTCTGGGGCAAGCGTGCAGACGTCGTCATGAAGTACATGGCAAAAGGCGACAAAGTTACTGTTGCAGGCCAAGGCAAGCTGCGTAAATACGAAAAGAAAGAAGGCGGCGAAGGCTCAAGCCTTGAGCTAAACGTCACTGATTTCACGTTGCCTGCGAAAAAAGAAGAAGCTGATTTCTGATTGGTTTAAGGGCACGGCTAACCACCGTGCCTATTCTTTTGATATGAAACCAACCATTGAGCAGGTTGAAAAAGACGGCAAGTTGGTATGGCGTATAGAAGCCGCTGGCGTCGTTCGGTATCACGAACAAGACTGGCAAGCGCAATGGCTTTACAACTATCTAACACGTCTCTATAACTGCGATGAGACCAATTCGCAAAAGCTCTGATTCATGGTTTCACCACATTGGACAACACGTCCTCAAGACCAAATTGCAGCGGCACAGAAACGGGTCAAAGACACGTTGCACGAATCCAATCCAAAGCTAACCACTCTAGAAAAAGCTTTCAGGACCTCTGCCCTGCGCCAGAAAGCACGGCGTCAAGCAAAGCAATGTGACCAACCGCCTGCTTAAGCAGTTTCCCTTGATGCCACTGCTGCCTTACCATCGCAACGCAAAGCTGAGACAAAACATCAACGTTGTCACAGTCTTCTATAGATCTAATTGATCGCTCAAGTGTTAGTTCTTCTTCAAGACTTGGTTTAACCACCATCCAGTCGAAACTGTTCGAGGCTGCGTTTTTCGGAGGCATAGGGCTCCTCAGTCTTAAAACGTATGTAATCACCTATAGCTGGGAATAACCAGTCTTGCACTGGTAAACAAGCCTGCCAATTCACAGGTTGAACACAGTTCATCACGACTGTCGTCCAGAACGCACTGATATATCCCCAGTTCATCGATCAACAAATATGGCCCAACCACTTGCTTCACCCTCGATCAGAAATCGTTGATAGAAGGCAGGCCGGGACATTCTGATCAATTCACCAGATTTTGTGGTGTCATGGCCGCCATGCTGCATGTTTGGTTTGCCCATCGGATCCATGGCAATAAAGTCATCTTTGTCGTAGCCGATGATTACGCTCCAATGTCCACAGCCTTCGCTATCGCATACGGCTGGATTGCCTTTAGTGAAATCACCTTTATGCAGCCAACCAACCATTAGCGGTCTGCCAGCATCGATTTCAATTTCAATGTCTTCAACTCTTACATTTTTGCGAAACTCGGCATTCAAGCCAAATGATTGCAACGTAGAAACTTGAGCGTGGACTTCAGTGGTGTCACCATGTTTGCGACGCCTAATCCGGTAAGTGTCTTGACTTTGAACGACTCGGTGAAACGCAGCGACCATGGCGGCAGCAGAGTCAAAGCACTCCCGAAAGCCATAGCCGGTAAG